CGATGGGCCGCCGGCGCGGGCCGCCTTTCCTTATGTGGCGATCGGCGAGAGCGTGACCGGCGACTGGAGCCACAAGACCGGCAAGGGCCGCGAGCAGCGGCTGGCGATCACGATCTGGGACGATGGCGCATCCGCGGCGCGGCTGCACGGCCTGATGGCGGAGGCGGAGTGCGCGATCGAGGGAATGGCGCGGGAGCTGGACGGGCACCGACTGGTGAGCCTCGTGTTTCTGCGCTCGCGCATCATCCGCGATGCGGGCGGCCCCTGGGCGGGGCTGATCGAATATCGCGCGCGGACTTTGGAAAACTAGGCTCCTTTCCGGATGGAGTGGGCTGGACAAGGGATGCGGGGCCGTCGCGTTTTCCAGCACGGCCCCACCCCCCGACCCCCTCCCCTGAAGGGGAGGGGGAGAAAAAGAGGAGACTATCATGGTGGCGGAAAAGGGAAGCGCCTTTCTGTTGAAGGTCGGCGATGGGGCGGAGACGCCGGTCTATTCGACGGTGGCGGGGCTGCGGACGACGCAGCTTTCGATCAACGGCGAGGCGGTGGTGATCACCAACAAAAGCTCGGGCGGGTGGCGCGAGCTGCTTTCGGGGGCGGGCGTGCGTTCGGTGTCGGTGTCGGGCGGCGGCGTGTTCACCGGCTCGGCGGCGGAAACGCGGCTCAAGAACAATGCGCTCGCTGGGCTGGTCGACGATTATGAACTGAGCTTCGAGAGCGGGGAACGGCTGCGGGGGCGATTCCTGCTGACGCGCCTGGACTATGCCGGCGATTTCAACGGGGAGCGGAGCTACACGCTGGCGCTGGAAAGCTCGGGCGCGGTGGTGAGCCTGTGACGAATTCGGCGCGGGGCGAGGCGGCGGTGAGGGTCGCGGGCGAGATGCTGACATTGCGGCCGAGCTTCACCGCGCTGGTGGCGGCGGAGGAGGAACTGGGGCCGCTGTTCGCGCTGGTGGAGCGTGCGGCGGCGGGCGGGCTGCGGCTGGCGGAGATGGTGGCGCTGTTCTGGCATTGCCGCAGCGATCCGCCGGCCGGCCTGACGCGCGACCGTCTGGGCGAGGCGATTGCTGCCGGGGGGCTGGCGCAGGCGACGCCGGCGCTCCGGGTGCTGCTCGGGCAGATTTTGAAGGGGCGATGAGCGGGCGTTTCGCGGAAAGCGCGGCGCGGCTCGCCGGGCTGGCGGGGGCGATGCTCGGCTGGCGGCCGGATGAGTTCTGGCGCTCGACGCCGGAGGAACTGGCGGTCCTGTTTCGCGCGATGGCGCGGGATGCGGACAATGTGCCGCTTGATCGGGCGGGCTTGAGCCAGATGCAGGAGATGTTTCCCGATGGATGAGGAAATCGAGCGGCTGGTGGTGAGCGTGCGCGCCGACACCCGGGCCTTCGCGGGCGACGTTTCGGAGATGCGCGGCAGCCTGGAAGGGACGCTGGGCGCGGGTGTCGAGCGGGCGGGAAGGTCAATCGAAAACGCTCTGTCGCGCGCGATCCGCACGGGCAAGCTGGGCTTCGACGATCTCGGGCGGGTGGCGCTGTCGGTGATGGCGGAGATCGCGGCGGCCTCGGTGAGCGCCGGGATCGGATCGCTGTTCGGCGGCGGCGGTGGCGGCGGGTTGCTGGGGGTGGCGAGCAGTTTGCTCGGCAATGTGCTGGGCGCACCGGGGCGGGCGACCGGCGGGCCGGTGGCGCCGGGACGCGCCTATATGGTTGGCGAGCGCGGGCCGGAGCTGTTCGTGCCGAGTGCGAGTGGCGAGATCGAGGCGTTGGGTGGCGGTGGTGGCGGGCGCGACGTGCGGGTGTCGATCACGCTGAACGCGCCTTCGGGAAGCGAGGCGCAGGCGCTGCAGCGATCGGGGCGTCAGGTGGCGCGCGCGGTGCGGTCCGCGCTCGAAGCGGCGGAGCGCTAACGATGGGATGGTGGTTGGCGGGCGCGGGCGACGCGCTGACGACCGGATTCGTGAAACGCTTCGAGCCGCGTTTCTGGACGGTCAATTTCCCGCGACCGATGATGGCGGCGGTGACGACAATCGCGGCGGATGCGTTGCGGGTCGATGCTGTCTTCTACAAGGCCGACGATCTGGCGGGTCTGATCTGGGAGGCGGAGGATATCGGCCAGCGGATTCACGTCGTGCGGCGTCACCGCGACGGCCTTCGTCGCCGGCGCGCTGGGCGCGTCGACGGTATTCGCGAACATGTCGGACATCGAATGCCTTTCGATCTCGGAGGGGAAAGGGGTGCGCCGCGCGGACCAAGGGGAGAGGCCCGCACGGCGCGTCGCCGCAAGCCGAGCGCCAACGCTCAGGAAGCGGCGAACTTCATCAGTTTGATCGCCTCGGAATTGCTCACGCCGCCGCCCACGCGCTTGGTCGCGTAAAAATGCACGAACGGCTTGTGCGTGAAGGGATCGCGCAGGATCTGCGTCTCGGTCCGCTCCGCGATCAGATAGCCCGCCTGGAAATTGCCGAATGCGATCGACAGGCTGTTCGCCGCGATGTCTGGCATATCCTCGCTCTCGACCACCGGATAGCCGAGCAGCGTATCCGGCTGGCCGGAAACCAGTCCAGGCTGCCACAGGAACGCCCCGTCGCTCGTCTTGAACTTGCGGATGCTCGAAAGCGTCGTCGCGTTCATCACGAAGCTCGCCCCCTGCCGATAGGGCGCACGCAGGCTCTGGACGAGATCGATCAGCCGATCCTGCGGATTGGAAGCCGCGAACGCGCCCGCCGCCCCGCTCGCCACATATTGCAGCAACCCGAAGGCGCGCACGGCATCCGCCTCATTGGTCGTCGTATAGGTCAGGAAGCCCTTCGGCCGATTGGTGCCGTTGCCCGCCACAAACGCCTGTCCCTCGGCCCGTGCGAACTCGCTGGCGATTTCATTGGCCAGCCACGCCTCGACATCGAAATTGGCATCGTCGAGCATCGCCTGGCTCGCCGCCGGATTGGCGTAGAGTTCGCCCGCCGGCGGCACGATTTCATGAAAGGTGGGCGTCGCCGTCTCATCGCGCGCGGCGCCTTCGGCGACCCAGCCCGAAGGCGTGCCCCCGGTCGTCACCAGCTTGCGATATCCCGCCGAGCCCACCTTCACGACATTGGCGATCCGGCGGATCGGCGAGATCGCCTTCAGCGCCGCATCGATCACCGCGTCGATCTCGCGCGGCACCGCATAGCCGCCCGCGCCGTCGCTCGTGCCGATGAAGCTCTTGAGCTCCACCCCGCCCTCTGCGCCCTTGCGGAGATAGCTTTCGACGAACGCCTTGGCCTCATGGCTCTTCGCGCCCGACAAAGGCGGCCGCGCCGCCGCCACCGCCTGTGCGTCCATGCGGGCCTTGAGCGCCCCCATCTCGGCCCGGAGCTCCGTCACCTCGTCCACCCGCGCCGCCTCGTCGAAGCTCGCCTCGAGCGGATCCGCCTTCACTTCGTACATGCTCGTCTCCTCTTGAAAATTTCCAGAACCGTTCGTGTCGAGCGAAGTCGAGACACTCTCACTCACCGTCCTCCGCCACAGCATGCACCCGCGCCCTGGGCTGCATCGGGAAGGTCACCAGCGACACCTCGACCAGATCGAGATCTCTTAGTTCACGATTTGTTCCAGACACTGCGTCCCGCACGCGGTAGCCGAAGCTCAGCCCGCCCACCGCGCCGTCCCGCAACAGCGCCGCCGCCTCGCGTCCGGCAGCCGAGCGCGGCGACAGCCGCCCGATCACGCGCAGCCCGCGCTCGTCCTCCGCCAGTCGCTCGATCCGCCCGATCGGCTTGCCCGCCTCATGCTGCCACAGCAGCGGCACCCGCCCGCCGCCATCCTTGACCGCCCGCGCGAACGCGCCCTTGCGGACAATATCGCCACCCCGGTCGACCCGGTCGAAGACCGCGGCATAGCCCGCGAATCGCAGGGCCTTCATCCGCGCACCAGTTCGGTCAACCCGAACCGCACAGCAAGCCCCATCAGCAACAGCGCAAGCAGCACCCGCACGATCCACCCGATCGCCGCATGACGCGCCGACGACTTCGCATCGCGCCAAGCGCCCAGCAGCTGCCGCAACTCGCCGATATCGACATAGGCCTGCGGGTCCGCGAGGCCGAGCCGTTCGAGCACGCGCTCCGCCCCGAGTTCGCTGGCGTCCTCAGCCAGCGCTCGCAGCGTCACCAGCTCCGCGCCTTCATCCTCGGCCTGCGCGATCAGTCGCGCCAGCATGTCCACGTTCATTGTCCCGTCTCCCGCGCCGCCATCCCCAGCATCGCCCGCTTCTCGTCCGCCGAAAGAAAATCCGCCGCGCCGAGCTGTGCCCACAGCCGCTCGCGGTCAGCCGCCAGCGCCGGCACCCCATCGAGGTCGAGCCGCAAGGTAAGTTCCGGCCACCAGGCGCGCAGCCCCTGCGCAATTCCGGACAGGATCTTGTCTGCCAGCGGCACGATCGTCAGCCGCCAGAGCGCGCGGTTGGCCTCCGAATAATTGGCGTAGGTATTGTCACCC